AAACAACATATCATCTTTTTGTAATTAGCAGTACGGTAATGCCAGGTTCAATACAGGATAGTTTTGTACCTCTTATAGAATCCATTACAAATTGGAAATTGAATAAAGAATACGGACTTTGTTATATTCCAGATTTTGTTGCTCTTGGGACAATTATTAAAGATTTTGAAAATCCAGAATTTGTTGTGTTAGGGCAAAGTGATCAAAAAGCTGGTGATAAAGCTTTAGAATTATATTCCAAAGTATTTGTGAACAATCCACCAGTAAAGAGAATGTCATTAATAGAAGCAGAAATAGCAAAAATTAGTTTAAATGCTTATATTTGTACAAAGATTAGTTTTTCTAATTTCTTAACAAGAATTTGTGAAAAGTTTGATAATGTAAATGTTGATAACATAACTGAATCAATTGGAATTGATAAAAGAATCTCACCACATTACTTTAAAGGCGGATTATCTTTTGGTGGAACTTGTTTTCCAAGAGATACATGGGCTTTTATGAAAATGTCAGAGAAATTAGGTATGAAAGCCTACCATATAGAGGCAGCAGAAAAGTTGAACCAAGAACAAGATAGGCATTTACTTGATAAGGTAATTAAAGTATCAATTGATAATAATTTGCCAAATAAAATTTCTATTTTAGGATTAGGGTTCAAAAACAACACACCAGTTATTAACGAATCTGCTTCAATAAAATTAATAGAAAAATTATTAAATATGAATTATAAGATTTATGTATATGATCCAGTAGAAGAAGCTGTAGAAAATACTAAACAGTTATTTGGAGATAAAATAGAGTACTGCAACACACCAAAAGAATGTATAGAGAATTCAAAATTGTGTGTAATAACCAATCCAAACAAAGAATATGAAAACTTACTTAGTACTGCTCAGAAAGATTCATATATAATAGATTGTTGGAGATATTACAAAAATAAAAATAATTTAAATATTATAAATATAGGTAAAAAATAATGTTAGGATTTTTAATTATTGCAACTGGTAATTATTATAAATATTTACCAAATTTGATAAAATCAATTGAAAAATTTTTTCCATCTAACCTAGAGAAAAAATATTATATCTTTTCAAACCATAAACTTGATATTAAATTTATAAAAAATTATCAAACTTTTTATTTTAAACATCAAGGCTTTCCAAGTAGCACATTATTAAGATTTCGTGTTTTTGACCAAATAAAAGATATTTTAAGCAAAGAAACTGAGAGATTGTTTTATATTGATGCAGATAGTCTTTTTGTTAGACCACCAATAGATGAACTATTTGATAAAAACATAGATATCTTTGGATTTGAGCATGGAGAAAATATAGTAAGAGATAAAAGTAATTTACCATATGAAAGAAACCCATCATCTTTAGCTTGTGTGAACTATGGAGATGAAAGAAAATATATTATAGGTGGATTTTATGGTGGTAATACAAAAAGAATGATTGAAGTGTTTAGTTTGCTAAACAATAATGTAGATAAAGACCTTCAAAATAATATTATTGCTAAGTTTCATGATGAAAGTCATATGAATAACTATTTTGTAAACAATAAAGATACAATAATTTTGAATACTAAGAATATTTTAGGTGAAGTAGATTCTTATAGAAAATTGAAAGCTTGGAATATCAATGAAAATTTAGAAACCTGTAGAGATTTGTTTATATTAAATAACAATAAAGAAATATTGACAACAGAAGATTTTTTTGTTATATTTTTGGAAAAAGATCACAACAAAGAAAGAAATTACAACGGTTCTGATACCGAAATCATATTAAATTAAGGATAAAGATGGACAAAATTTTAAAACAAACATGGTGGGACAACAACCTACCAGATCAAAGAATGTTTAATACATTTTTGGGTTGGATTGGTGGAACAGATGCAGCTTCAAAAGTAAAATTTAGATCTTTTTTGAAAGATAAAGATTATAAATCAATTATAGATATAGGATGTGGTCCTGCCACTGAATATGAAGGATTTAAAAAAGATAGTATTGATATACAATATACTGGTGTTGATTCAAGTGAGTTTTTGTGTAATTATAACTCAAATAGAGGTGTGCCTATGATAAAAGCAGAAGCACACTCTATACCTGTAGAAGATTCTGCTTTTGATGTTGCACACTCAAGGCATGTGTTAGAACATCAACCAGATTTTAGACCAGTTTTAGATGAAATTGTAAGAGTTGCATCAAAACTAGCAGTACATATCTGGTTTCACAAACCAGAAGATAAAGAGATAATAGATCATGATTCATCAACAAATTTATATCATAATTTTTACAAAAAAGAAGATATAGAAAACTATTTGGCACAAAACAAAAAAGTTCAAAAAGTAGAATGGTTAAATGTTGATGAAAAAGAGAATATATTATTAATTTGGCTAAATTAATTTTATGAGGCACAAATGAAACGTATTTTAGTATTGGGAGCTGGTGGCTTTATTGGCTCTCATTTGGTAAAGAGATTAAAGTTAGAAGGATATTGGGTTCGTGGCGTTGATGTAAAACATCCAGAATTTTCTAAAACTGTAGCAGATGAATTTATTATCGGAGACTTAAGAGATTCAAAAGTATGTGATTTGGTTGTAGACAAATCAATTGATGAAATATATCAACTAGCAGCAGATATGGGTGGTGCTGGATATGTATTTACTGGTGACCACGACGCAGATATTATGCATAATTCTGCTATTATAAATCTTAATATTATGGAACAAGCCGTAAAAAAGAACGTAAAAAAGATTTTCTACAGTTCTTCTGCTTGCATGTACCCAGCTTACAACCAAGAAGATGAAAATAATCCAGTATGCACAGAACCTTCTGCATATCCAGCGGCACCAGATTCTGAATATGGTTGGGAAAAATTGTTTAGTGAGCGTCTGTTTCTATCTCTGATGAGAAATTATGGTATTCAAGTGCGTGTTGCTCGTTACCATAACATTTTTGGACCAGAAGGAACATGGCATGGTGGTAGAGAAAAGTCACCAGCCGCTCTTTGTCGTAAAGTAGCTGAAGCTAAATCGGGTGGTTTAATAGAAGTTTGGGGTGATGGTAAACAAACACGTTCTTTTATGTATATTGACGAGTGTGTAGAAGCTACTCGTAGATTGATGGACTCTGATTTTACTGGACCTGTCAATATTGGTTCTGAAGAAATGATTGCAATTAATGATTTAGCTCAAATGGTTATTGATGTATCTAGTAAGCCATTAGCTATTAAAAACATTCCTGGCCCCGTTGGAGTTAGAGGAAGAAATTCTGATAATAAACTTTACAAAGAGAAGATTGGATGGGAAACTGAAAAGAAATTAATAGATGGAATACGCTCCACTTATTTTTGGATTGAAAAACAAGTAAAAGAAAACAGATATTCTGACAACGATCTTAAAGTATTATTGAAATTAGGAAATTAATGAAAATTTTAGTAACAGGTCATAAAGGCTATATTGGCAATAAAGTATTTAATAAATTAAACCAAATTGGTTATGAAACTATTGGTATTGATTTGAAAGATGGTCATGATATTAATGACTGTTTACCAAAAAATAAAACTTTTGATTATGTTTTTCATTTAGCAGCATTACCAAGCGTGGAATATTCGGTATTAAATCCTAGCTATACAATGAGACACAACGTATTAGCAACTTCAAAATTACTAGAATGGTCAAAAGATAATAAAGTAAAAAGATTTATTTTTTCATCTTCATCTGCAATTTATGGGGACGGAAATGGTCCAAAATCTCCTTATGGGTTACATAAATTAATATCAGAACAAGAGTGTCAACTTTATTCAAGACTCTATAACTTAGATACTGTATGCTTAAGGTATTATAACCTATACTCAGAGGACCAAAAGTATGGAGGAGCATATTCCACTGCTATATCTGCTTGGATGGAAATGATTAAAACCAATCGCCCTTTAAGAATGGATGGAGATGGTGAACAAACAAGAGATTTCATTCATGTTAGCGATGTTGTAGAAGCAAATCTATTTTGTATGAATTATGAAAATAAATTTAATGGTAATTGTTATGATATTGGTAGTGGGAAATCAATATCTTTAAATTATATTAAAGATTATATCAATAAATATAATAAAGTAGAGTGGGTTCAATTTTCAGAAAGAATTGGTGATGTAAAGAACACAAAATCAGATATAAGTAAAATATTACAAATCGGTTGGTCACCAAAAGTTAGTATAGAAGATGGTTTAAAACTTTGTTTTTATAAGGAGTAAAAATGCAACTTTCAAATCAAGCAGTAGGAGCAATTATGATGGCTCTTCAAAAATCGCTTATGGAACAATCAGACATTGTTCCAGTTATCAAAGAATTTAATTTAATTGAAACAGAAGAAGGATTGGTAGTTACAAACCCTCCAGTTCTCTCTATGGATTCCGTAGAGCCTAACTAATGCCAAGATACTCTTACACTTGTACAAGCTGTGAGAGCACTGTAGAAGCCTCTCATTCAATCAATGAGAGGCTTTCTTATTGTGACTCATGTGGTACAGACACCTTAAAGAAAAATCTGTCAATTCCAATAATAACCAAGCAATCAGAAACCAATAATTTGACAAGTAATAAAAATGGTGCTATAGTTAAAGAGAAGATCGAAGAATTTAAAAAAGATCTTAAAGAACAAAAACAACAATTAAAGAATAGGGACTTATGATTACTTTATCAATCTTATTGTTAATATCGATTACAATAAATGGCTTGTTATTTTGGTATACAAGAAAACTGTTAGAAAAGCTTTCTGTATTTACTGAAGGCGTTATTGAATTTAGAATGAAACTGCAAGAATTGGCAGGACATTTGGAGTCTGTTCATCAATTGGAAATGTTTTATGGAGAGCCTGTATTACAAAGGCTTATTCAACATATGAAACTTACAGTTATAGAGATAAAAATGTTTAGTGATTCCTTCATCATTAGCGAAGGTGAAGAAAAAGAGGAACCAGTTAATGACCAAGAAAAAGCAGAATAATTATTTCACAGATGCTCATGAACAAGCAATAATCAACTATGCACTGACAGATGATAATAAGATTAGAACCGAACTTTATGTAACCTACATTGAACCAGCGTTTAATGAAATGGTGGATAAAATAGTATTTACATATAAGTTTACTACTCTTCCAAACATTGATGACCTTAGATCTGAATGCAAGATTTGGCTTACTACTATATTAGATAAGTTTAATCCTTCATCTGGCTCTAAGGCTTTTTCGTATTTTTCTGTTATTACTAAAAATTGGTTTATTCATAAAGTTAAGAAAACAGCAGAGCAAACTAAAAGAGAAGTTGGTATTGAAGACCTTACCAAAACCTCTTGCCACGAAACTCTTATTGTTGAACACAATTACTTTATAAACAGAGAAGGAAATGAATTTTGGAGAGAGTTTTGGTATGAGATAAACAGTTGGGAACATGTAGAAATGAAAGTTAACGAAAGAAGAGTTGTAGAAGCAATTAAGATATTAATGCAAGAGCCAGATCACATTGAAATTTTTAATAAAAAAGCAATATATCTTTATATAAGAGAAATTACTGGTCTTAATACAAAACAAATTGTCAATAACTTAACAAAAGTTCGCAATAGATACAAAGACTTTAAGAATGATTGGGATTCTGGAAATATTTGATAAGGTTCTAATTATAGTATGGCAAAAAGAAAAACATTAGATGATTATGTTCAACAAGCATTACAAAATATAGAAAAAGATAGAGAAATAACTAACGAGCTTTTGCAAGATGTTTCTCAATATATTGGTAAAGATGAGCACAGACACGCTGAAGTTGGTCATGTGGCTGCAAAATACGTTGAATCATTACAAAGATCAAATGAGCAACTAGTAAAATTAACCGCTTTGATGATGAAAAGAGAATCATCTATATATGGTGACTTAAACGACTCAGACAGAGAAGAAATTTATAATTCTTTAAACGAGGAATCGTAAATGCCTAATGATCCTATAGATAATAAAGATAATCTAAAAAAGTATATATATGGTAATTTAAACGTAGCTACTACTCAAAAAAATAGAGATAAATTATATCCAACAAAAATTACCAATACATTTTTGAATACAATAGAAGCTGGTGAGAAGCTATTTGAGCCAAACGTGCTCGATTCTACAGGCCCGTATAGAGCTATTGTTTTAAGTGTTAGCGATGCTGCTCCTTTTGAAAGCACAGACAGCATATTATCAGTATTATTTAATTTTCCTTGGGAAACTACTAAAAAAACTGCAATAGCAAGAATAAATGAATACCATCATGCTGCAATACCAATGCCACCAAAGTTTGATGACGGCACAGATGGTATACATCAATTTTTTATTGATATGCATGATAGATTTACATCATTAGAACCAATTGATATTGCAGTTGGTGATATAATATTAGTTGATTACAAAGATAGAAAAAATAAAAAAGATGGATTTATAATAAAGTCTATTTCAAAAGCTGATACTGCTGGTGGTGAATCAAACCCAGGAGCACAACAGGCTTCTGAAGAATATCCTACATCTGAAAATGATGATTCGTTTCAACCAGTACAACCTTCTAAAACTTACAAAGCACAAAATTTATGTGGTGATTCTGCTGAAGTTATAGCAACTGCTTTAGAAATTGGTATAGAACCTGCAATGTTGGCTGCATTTAGGTCTGTTGAAAGTGGAGGAGGAAGAAATCCAAAGACCATAAGATTTGAACCTCATATTTTTAATCCTTGTGTTAGCAAATCTAACCCTAGAGGAGTTCCAATGTCAGATACAAGAGGTATTGGAAAAGATGGAAAAGAAGAAAGTTTTTCTAGAGTAGGCTCAGAAACTAAAGAAGCAGCTTTTAAAAAAGCTTATTCAATAAATAAACAATGTGCTTTAAATTCAACAAGTTTTGGAATATACCAAGTATTGGGTTCTAATTTTTCAGGTATCAATAGTAACCCAGACGAAGCACTTAAATTATTTGATCAAGATCCTGTTGCAATATCAAAAAAATTAGTTAAAATATGGTTTAAAAATGCGCCAATAGCAGTTAAACATGCAAATGATTTAAATTTTGCAAAATTAGCTGAAAAATATAATGGATCATCATACAAGCAAAACAATTACGATGAATATATGGCTGCTGCTTATGAACAAGCACTCGCTCAATGTCCAGAATATGTTCAATACGCATCATCAGAAGGTTAAAAATGGCAGAAAATAAAAATATATCTTCAAAAACAAACGATAAATTAGCTAACGGTGCTTCTAGTTTTTATATAAATAATGGAATTGGTTCAAGTTATAAACCATATCCAAAAGTAAGAAGAAATACAAGCGAAACAGAAACTTCATTGAATGTTAATTCATCAAATTCTTATATAGTGTTAGGTAAGGATAGACCAGCAAGTCTATTTAGTGGAGAAGGTGGTGCTGGTTCTGATAACTGTGATGCTATTGATATAGTTGCTGGTCCTTTAAATAAAGACTTAAAATTACAAGATTCAAGTGATAATAACATATTAAGTTTTAATCCTAATTTTGCAAAAGATGCTAGCAGAATTTATATAACCCAAAACGGTAATATAGATGATTATTTTGGTTTAAGAGATGGTCTAGAATTAGACAACAATAATAAAACTAAGAAATTTGCAAGTTCAAGAGGAAAATCTGCTATTGCACTAAAATCTGACCATATAAGAATAATTTCAAGAGAATTAATAAAGCTAGTTTCTTCTGGAACTGATGATACAGATAATAATGGAGGAGTTTGTTTAATAGCACAAAACGACGAAGATAGTTTAGAACCTATGGTATTAGGTAATAAACTAGTAAATTATTTAGATGAAAAGTTGATAAAAGTATTAACCGAAGTAATTCAATTAATATATGAGTTTATGAATGAACAGGTTGAATTTAATTCACAAGTAATGATACATAATCATGTAAGTCCATTTTTTGGAATTGTTGTTCCTCCAAGTATTTCTCTTGCCAGTAGAGGTGGGAAGAATCAGCTAAACCACCTTAAGACAATAATCAATTCCATAAAAACTTCATCAAATAATGAGATTGGTAACAAGATGCCATTATTTCCAGTAAGCAAGGATTATATATTAAGTAACTATCATAAATTAAACTAAATATATATATGGCTACTCACTTCCTTTACAACGCATCGAATCTAATAAAACTATATAGACAACCATCTTACGATACACTTGCTTTAACTGCACCAAACAACACTTATGTAACTGTATTATCAGAATTTGAAGGATCTAATTGTTCACTACATAAAATTGAATTTAATGGAAAAAATTATTATGTAGATGTAGATGATGTTAAGAGGTCCGCAAACACACCAGAATCTGCTCCTTATGTTTGCACGGTAGAGTATATTAATAATTTTATACAACCAGATTGGACAATGATGGAACCAGATGTTCCATACTACGATTCATCCGATAAAACATATACCATACCAATAATAACAAATTATACTAAAATTGATAATAAAGAATTGTTTATAAAAGATTCAATAAGAACAGGAACAAAAAAATTACTAGACTTTTATTATAAAGATTCATCTGATGAAAATATTGATAAACTCCTGTCTTATTTTAAATTTGCATTTTTTAAAGATTATTATGTGCGACCAATATCTAATTCTAGAATTAAAAGTTTAGTATCTATTCCAAAAAAATACTTTGATGCCGCCCCAGCTAAAGATATTCTATTAGATATACCACAAAATTCACAAGTTTTTAGTTTATCAACAAAAGATTTAAGAAATAAACTATTCTATATTAAAAATGTTATGAATTTTTATGATAAAGCTTTATCATCTTCAAATGTGCAAATACAAAATTTTTCTTTTTCAAAAGAATTTAAAAAATTAATTAATTTTTATCAAAAATTATATAATATATTTTCTTTAAACGATATACAAATAAAAGACAATGTAGATGAAACATTAGAAATTTTACTAGATGAATGTGGTAGATTTCACTCTGCATCTTTAAGAGTTAATAACGTTTGTAAATATCCTTTAGTTGGCTTAAACAATTTAAGGAATAACGATTACGGAAGAAGTCAGAGAACATTAAATTTATTTAAATATATTGATTCACTATACTTTGTTGATCCGTGTAGAATGTCGTTGTCTGATTTTGTTGAAAAATATGTTCTATATCCTCCAATCATAACAGCAGCAGCTCAAAATTTATTAGATCAAAATCAATTAGATTTTGATAAAATGCTTTCTTTTGTAAATTCTACAACTCAAACATTAAATTCAATTTCGTTAAAAACATCAATTTCAAATGAATTTGAAAATAAATACAGTTTAGAATTAAAAAAATCAATTGATCATTTGAAAAAATATTATAGCTGGGAAAGTTTTTATGATAAAGATAAAGATATATTTAAAGATCTAAATTTTACTGAAGACCTAACTAAATTACAAAATAAAAAAACATCTGGAACTGATTTTGAAAAATTTCAAGCTTCACTAATACCAAACAATATAGAAAATCAATCTAGACAAAGAAAAAATGCTATAAAGTTTGTTTACAGCGTACTTTCTTTAAATCAAATATTGTGTAAATTAGGACCAAAAGCTTTAAATTGTTTACTCAACCTTTTAGCTACTACTATAGGTACTAACAATGGTGTAAACAATAGTTTATCTTTAATTGCAACAACTACTTATAGCTTAGAAGAAATAAAAACTAAAGTTTTTCCATTTTTATCAAAAGAAGAAAAACAGATTGTTCTCTCTGAACTAATGGAACAATTCTGTCTGACAAATTCAGATTTAGTAGATGTTTTAAAGAAAAGTAAAAATTTAACAAAAACAGAAATACAAAAATATAGTTCTTATAGTTTTGATATGTTAAAACAAACAATTTTAAATGAGATTATAACATGAACGATGAAACCTGTTTCCCAGAAGTACAGTACAACGAACTAATACAAACTAAAATCATTAATTCTATATTCGATAAGATTTCTGAATGTTCTAACGAAAAAGAAGTAAAAGATAAAATTAACGATTTGCTTACAGAAAAATCAAAATTAGGTTTAATCTCTTTAGAATCATTAAGAGATAGTGATGATTTTAAAGATAAAATAAATTTATTGCTTGAATGTTCATTAACTGAGGTGAATAATACAATAGGTGAAGAAGTAGATGTTTCTTACATAGTTAAGGGAATTACATCTTTTGTTTGTAATCCACCAACATTTCAATTTCCAGATATAAATATTAATTTCAATTTTTCTCTAAAAGATGTTTTTAACAAAATATTATTTGAATTAATAGACATACTTGTTCAAACAATTATGCAAATTTTACAAAAAATATTAGATGTAGTTACCAACTTATGTGAGGGTGGCATAGAGAATTTGATTCAAGGTTACGAAAGTATATCAAATATATTAAACCAAGGTTTTGCTGATTCTTTTAACTTAAAAATAGACGCTATACAAAAAGAATTAGAAAAAATATTTAACACATTTGGTTTTCAAGCAGATGGAAATATTATAAGGTCATCAAACTTTCCAGAATGTGATGAGAATCTAGAAAGTATTAAAAGTATCAATAATTTCTTAAATGATTTATCTATGATGCTTACTCCAAATGAAATATGCCTTTTATTAGAAGGAAATCCAAATAACTTAACTCTAGATACTATAAAAGAATTGTTAAATTTTGATTATAAATTATTAAAATCAAGATTAAGTGATGACATAATCATAGTTGATTTTTTTGCAAAATTAGGAAGGTTTGTTCCAACTAAAATATGCAATGATATTAGACAAAGACACCAAGAGATTACAGATTCAAGATTTAGTGATGTATGTGATACAAATGAATCTACAAGAGAGACAATTCGTTCAAGATTATTGCGTGCTGCTGGCAACTCTGACGAAGAAATTAAACAACTTTTAGAAAACGAAAGAAAAAGATACGCAGATAGATTTAATAGCTTAGCTAAATTTCTTGGAAACTATAGAAAAGATCCAAATTCTGTTTTTAACGAACTACAAACTAATATATTTTGTAAAAATGGAAAAGCAGGTTCTTTAACATTAAAGAATTTTCCACTAATTGAAAATACAGCAAAAACTGTTATTGATACCTATTTTGCAACAACCAGAAGTACTCATTTTAGAGAATCACAAAATGTACAAGATTTATTTTTTAATAAGAAAACTCAAAGAAGAAAAGTAACTAGATTTTATAGTGCAGTACCACAAGACAAAAGAAGAATTGGAAATATAAGAATTGAGAATGGTGAGAACGTAGATTATAAAAGAGTTCAAGCATTAGGAAATCCTTTGTACTACACAGACAAAGAAGAATATGCACTTGTAGTAGAGAAATATTCACCAGATATAATATTAAATTTTACAAATGAAATATCTAAAAAAATATTTATTTATATAAATGATTATTTATCAAGAGTTGGTGACGTAATTGTACAAGGTCAAGGTTCTGATATATATGAAGATATTTTTGATGATCGCAGTATTGAAGCTGTAAGCAACGTATATAATCAGATCATAAACTCTGAGGCTCTTTTACGATTAAGCGAAAAATTGTATCAAGACTATTTCATTGGTGATAATGCACCTGTTTATGATGCTTATGATCTAAATAAGATTACACAAAATAAAATAGTAAATTATTTTTCAAATGAATTTAACTATGAAGATAAGCCAAATAAAAAAGAAATATTAGAGGAAATGATTAGTTATAAATTTGAATTCTCAGATTCATATTATGTGGAAATTCCAAAACCAGATGGCACTAGATTAAAAGCTTATCAGTTTTCTAATGCTGCTGGTTTTGCTACAAATTCTTTAGATTTAGAATTAATTTTAGAAAACTTTTTTGAATATGGTGATTTTATTAGACAAAATGTTAGCGAAGACACGTTAAGAGAATCAGATGATCAATATTATGCTTTATCAGATTATGGTTTGTCATCTTATGAAGTTAATCAATTGCCAAAAAGAGAAGTTTACACTTTAAGACAATTAAGAGTAACAAATACAGAAAATATAGATAATAGATGGTTAGCAGATATCAATAAAATAATGAAAGATAACGCAACTGAGGAACAGCCAATAGGTATTTTAGAAGAATATCAAACTTCAAATTTAATAAATTATTTAGAGGAAACCCCCAGTTTTTCTAGTCAAGAAAAAATAATTAACAGTTTAGATTTAAAATATACATCTATATTTAATCAAACAAATCTAATACTACCACAAGATAATTCAGTTCTAACAATTAATGAGCTGTACACTGACGAGCTTTCAAATATTATAAACTCTCTTGATGTTCAACAAATTGATCAAGTAAATTATTTATTAAATAAAGATTATAATATTGATAACGTTGAAAAATTAAATAAAAAAACTCTTTTATACGAAACATCAAATTTTACAAATGGCCCTTTCAGAGAAACACCAGAATCTATAAAACGACAAATAAAAGATATAGTTAATTATAAAAACGCAAACACATCTTGGCAAATTGATGCATTTAAAAGAATAACAAATCTTGATGAATCAAAATACTATGAAAATTTTGCAAATATTTTAAACTATCTTCAAACAAATATAGATCTTACAGTAGATATATCCAATAAAGAATTGATAAATTTAATTTTAATTATTCCTTTTGAACAAATCATTGGATTAAAATCTGTAAAAAATAAATGCACTAACGACTATCTTAACGATCCATGTGCAATTAGTGAGGAAAACAATTTAAACGAACCACCTATGCTAAATAAATACATTGCTGTGGCTCAAATAAGATTATTAATTAGAACGTTATGCCTCAGACAAGAACTCAAAGATTTATTGAGTTTGTCAAAAATAAATGCATATAACTATGTTCACAATGATGATACATATATTGAATTTCTATTACAAGTAATAAAACAAGATTTGAGAAGACTATCTGGTGCTTCTACTTTATTTTATGACTTGGTAGTGAAGTATATTGAAGAAAGTGTTGATTTATTAATTGAAACACAAAATACTTTAATTGATCCTATTTCAAATCAAGAAATTAAATTAGACCAAGAATTAAGTACAGATTTTAAAATTAGATATTTTATAAAACAAGAATATTCTCAAATATTAGATAAAATTGAAAATTTGTTTATCAGCACAGATTTAAATTTAGCAAAAGAAACAAATAGAAATATTATTGAGAATAAAATTTTACAAACAATAGATATACCAAACGAATTGAAGACTCAGTACAGAGATGTTTTACTAGAATTTATTTATCCAACTTCTAAAATTTTATCAATAATGAAAATTAATAAAATTGTAACAGTTTCTACCAAGTATAGTCAATTTAATTCTATATTTACATCAACGTTATTTTCTTTGAGGTCAAACATATTCACTCTTTTAACCGTTGATCCTTTATACAAAGATTGTTTTGACCCATTCTCAATCGAAGGGCTTGATATAGATAGTTATAATCTTGATGCTATAGCAGATATGATAAAGAAATTTATCATACAAGCACCAATAGAAATTATTAAAGGTTTAGCAGAATCTTTTGATCCAAATATTAGAATTGCTAATCCAATAAGAAACGCAGCAGAATTTGTTTCTAAAACAACGCTGCCTTGTTTGCCTTTCTCACTTGCTTTATTACCAGTTGGTCTAGTACCCTTTGGTTTTGGACCACCAGTTCTTCCACCTTGGGGATTTGCATATTTAGCTTTAGATACTGCTCAATTTTTACTTACTCCAAAACAAAAAGCATTAAAACTTAAAGCAGCAAAAGGAATTGGTTTATTTAATAAATTAGAAGAACTTTTTGAAAAGTCAGAAGATTGTTAGGAGATAAAAGATGCCAAATTATGCGCCAAGATTACCATTAACAATAGATAAAATAGATGGTGCTTATTCTTTAGTAAAAGATTTAAAGATATTGGCACAACAAAATTTAAAAATGTTGTTATTAACAGAACCTGGGGAAAGAATCATGCTTCCATCCTATGGAGTTGGGTTAAAAAGAAGATTATTTGAAATATCTTCTCCAAGTCTTGGTGATGAAATTAAAAGCTCTATACTTCAAAAAGTTAGAATTTATTTACCATATATATCAATAACAAATATTGAAGTTCAAGAAAGTTCAACTAACCAAAATATAACTGAATATGCGTTAGAGATTAAAATTTATTATAATATTTTACCAATTAAAGAAAATGATTTATTGACTATTCAATTGTGAACTATTTAATAATTGGAAACATAATAAATGGCTGATAAGAAAGTACCAATAAAATATACTGCTAGAGACTTTAATTCTATAAAGAACGAATTGATAGACCACGCTAGAAGGTATTATCCAGATACAGTAAAGGATTTTTCAGATTCGTCTTTTGCTTCTTTAATGCTGGATACGGTTTCGTATGTTGGAGATGTATTATCGTTTTACCTAGATTATAGTGTAAACGAATCTTTGCTTAATACTGCAACAGAAAGAAAAAACGTAATGTCATTAGCTAGACAAATGGGCTTTAAAGTACCAGCAAAAGCTATATCTTATGGTAACGTTAGTTTATATATTGCAGTTCCAGCAAACGCATCCTCTACTGGCCCAGATTCAGCATATATTCCAATTATAGAAAAAAATAGTACGTTTAAATCAACAAATGGTCAACAATATATATTGATGGAAGATGTTGATTTTAGCAATACAAATAACAGAATAGTAGTAGCAAGAGTTGATTCAAGTACTGGTTTGCCAACAAGTTATGCAATTAAAGCAAACGGTAAAGTTATGTCTGGAAGATTTAGAGAACAAGTAATAGATATTGGTTCTTTTGAAAAATTCAAAAAAGTTCCCTTAAATAGCACAAACATTACTGAGATTATAAGTATTACTGATTTAGAAGGTCACGAATATTATGAAGTAGATTTCTTATCTCAAGACGTAATATTTAAAGAAGTAAAAAATACTGATACTTCAACTATAACAAGTATTTTAAAACCAATACCAGTTCCTAGAAGATTTGTACTCGAAAGAACAATTGATAATACATATGTTCAATTTGGGTACGGCTCAGAGAATGAGGTAACAAATGAAACAGTTGTAGATCCAGCTCAACTAGTTTTGTCTTTACAATCAAAAACATATGTTACAAATACTTCGTTTGATCCTACAAACATAATAAAAACAGATAAACTTGGTGTTGGTCCATCTAATACAACAATAAGAGTTTTATATCTAGAAAGTGATACAGATACTGCAAATTCACCAACAAACAGCGTTTCTACTGTTTTACAAAAAAATCTAAGATTTAAAGATAGATTAAATTTAACAAATACTTTAGTATCGTCTGTTGCTGGTAGTTTGGAGGTAAATAACGAAGAACCAATAGTTGGAGAAGTTGGAAGTTTAGAAACTGACGAAATTAAAATTAGAACTTTAGATTTTTATGCATCGCAAAATAGAGCAGTATCAAGACAAGATTATATATCTTTAGTTTATGCTATGCCAAATAAGTTTGGTGCAATTAAAAGATGTAATATAATACAAGACCCTAATTCTTTTAAAAGAAACTTAAATCTATATGTAATATCAGAAAACGATGTTGGTAATTTAGTACAAACAAACTCTATTATAAAAGAGAATCTAAAAAATTGGTTGAATTCCAATAGAATGGTTAATGATACAATAGATATATTAGACGCAAAAATAGTAAATATAGGTATAAATTTCTCAGTTATAACTACAAAAGATTCTGATAAATATGATGTTTTACAACAATGTTACTTGGCATTGATAGCAAAATATAATTTAAATTTTGATATTGGAGAACCATTTAGTATTAGTGATGTATACACAACATTAAATAAATTAGATGGTGTTTCTGACGTAACAAACGTTGAAATAATAAATAAAACAAATGGTTTTTATTCAACAACAAAATTAGATATAAGATCCCAAACTTCATCAGATGGTAGATATATAAACGTACCACATAATGTAATTTTAGAAATAAAAGATTTAAGTAGCGACATAAAAGGAACCGTTAGATAATGGCAATAAAAAGATATTTAGCTGATTCCGATACAACAATAACAAATGCTTATAAAGCAAATCTAACTAGCACTGGTGTTAGTGGAAATATGGGTTTATCTGATATTCTAGAGATATTTAAAATATTTGGACAAGCTAGCTCTGGTTCTTCAGAATTATCTAGAATATTGGTTAAGTTTCCAGTAGATCAAATAGTTTCAGATAGAAATGCAAATTTGATTGCAAGTTCTGGTTCTGTAGAGTGGTATTTAAAACTTTATAATGCAAGACACTCTCAAACATTACCAAAAGACTATACCCTAACTGTATCAGCAGTATCTAGATCATGGGATGAAGGATACGGTTTAGATATGGAAGAGTATAGTGATATTGGTTATGCAAATTGGATATCAGCAGCATCATCTTCTAATTCTGGTATAACTAACTGGACAACTTCTGGTGGCGATTATCACACTACGCCTACATCATCTCAATACTTTTCAAATGGTACTGAAGATTTAATTATTAATGTCTCAAACATAGTAGAACAGTGGATTAATAATACAAAACAAAATTATGGTTTTGGTATTAAATTATCTTCAAGTCACGAAAATGCATTGCAATCTTTTTATACTAAAAAATTCTTTGCAAGAGGTACTGAATTTTTCTTTAAAAGACCAGTTCTAGAAGCACGTTGGAATTCTGTAAGAAAAGATAATAGAGGACATTTTTATGCAAGTAGTTCGTTAGCATCAGCCCAAGATAATCTAAATACAATTTATCTTTACAATGTTGTTAGGGGTCGTTTGGCTAACATACCAGCAATTGGAACTGGTAACATCTATGTAAGGGTGTTTGACGATCCATCTGGCAACAATACAATTACAGCAACACCAAATAATCCTGTAACTGGTGGATGGGTTTCTACTGGCATTTACTCGGCTTCTTTCGCATTGAACACGACAGCATCAGAAGTATTTGATCGTTGGTTTAATAGCACACTTACAACCTGTTTCCACACGGGTTCAATAGATATTTATGATTTAGATTCACAAGATTATAACGTAACAAATCGCTATGTTGTTTCTTGTACGAATCTTAAAACAAATTATTACTCTGAAGAACAAGCAAGATTCAGATTCTTTGTTCGCAAGAAAGATTGGCAACCAACTATTTATACAGTAGCAACTAATTTCATTCCATCTGAAATGATAGAAAGTGCGTCATATAAATTGGTTAGAGTTATTGATAATTTAGAGGTTGTACCTTATGGAACAGGTTCTACAATGCATACTGGTCTTTCATATGATGTTTCTGGAAGTTATTTTGATTTAGATATGAACACTTTAGAAGCAGGTTATTCATACCAAATTAAATTAGCATTTTACGATGGTTTTACAAATAATTGGAAAGAACAACCAGATACATTTAAATTTAGAGTAGAAAAGAATGAGTCTTAAAGATATTTTTTTAAAAAATACAAATATCATAAATCAAGTAAGTTCTAATGAAATTGAACAAGATTTAGAATCTAAAGGTTATTTAACTGAGTATAAAATTGATAAAGATCAATTTATACCAACAGTTGATTTTGAAGATCCTAAAAATTTTGTATTTTTTGGCTCAGCAAGAAAGCTTTATTTAAGTGCAATTTCTAGAATTTATAATACATACCCATATGATGGTTCTAAGTCTGAAAAATTAAATTGGCAGAATTCTTCATCTTATTTTGATAAGTGGTTTTATGAAAATAAATATCCTAAATCAACTGGTTATGCTGTTTTTTCTGGAAATGGTTGGACTACTAAATTAGGTTCTACAATTAGTGGATACGGCGAACCAACTACTAAAGAATATATACAAGTCAAAGGTGGACCAAATAACTATTCTAATACTACTTTATTAGAAAATTTTCCATACTCTAATATTTATGATTCAAATACTAATAGACTTTCTAATTTAAGATTAAACTTAAATAGTGGTTCTACAATAGAGTTTTGGTTAAATAAACAATCTTTTAATACTTCAAATACACAAAAAGAAGTAATTTTTGATTTGTGGAATGGTCAAGCTTCTTCTAGTAATGATTATGGAAGATTAACTATTGAATTATCTGGTAATACTTCTTCTCCATTTTATGTAACATTACAATCTGGTTCTTCTGGTTTTTATAACCAACAAATTAATTCAACATTAACAACATCATCTTTATCTAATTGGCATCATTATGCATTTAGTTTCTTAAATAACGAAACTAGTGGTATTGATGTAAAATTTTACTATGATGGAACTTTAGTTTCTACATCAAATTATGGAACTTCTGTTGGTGAAGTTGGTAAAACTTTAATAGCAAACATAGGAGCATTAAGGACAGCACCATCTGGTGTTATGTCCGTATCTGAAGGTTGGGGTAAACTTTCTGGTTCTATAGATGAATTTAGATATTGGAAAACAAAAAGAAACTCACAACAAATAGCAAGATATTGGTGGAATAACATTGATGGTGGTTCAAATAGCGATGATTATAATACAAATATTGGTGTTTATTATAAATTTAATGAAGGTATAACATTAAATGATTCAAGAGATTCTGTAGTATTAGATTATTCTGGTAGAATTTCAAATGGTCGTTGGGTAGGTTACAATTCAAATTCAAGAAATACAAGTTCTGCAATAACGTTATACTCTGGCAACGACTATGCAGAGCAAGCAGATCCAATTATATATTCTACACACCCACAGGTTGAGGCAGCAATCAACGAGTACACTACCTCTGGTTCATCTCACGACTTTAATAATCCATCTTCAATTTATAATTCTTTACCACAATGGATACTTGACGAAGATGCAGAAAATGGTGAAATACTTTTAGAATTGGTATCAATTTTATCAAGTTATTTAGATAAATTATATATTCAAATAAAAAGTTTAAATTCTTTAAAAAATCAAAATAATTTTATTTCTGGTTCATTACAGAAACCATTACCATACTCTAAAGAATTACTTACTTCTTCTGGTTTGGTTTCTCCAAGTTTATTCATAGATGCAAATGTATTTGAATCTATATTATCTAGAACTGATTCTGAGCAATTTGAAGAAAAATTAAGTGATATAAAAAATATCATATATCAAAATATATATTCAAATTTAGTAAACATATATAAATCAAAAGGAACCGAAAAAGGTTTTAGAAACCTACTTCACTGTTTTGGTATAGATGAAAAATTAGTTAATATAAACCTTTATAGTTCAAATGTAGAATATCAATTTAAAGATAATTTTGAAAACATTTCTATAAAGAAAAAAATGATTGATTTTAACAATGCTGACAGAAGAGCGGCTACTGTTTATCAATTTAAAGATTCTACTAATTCTAACAGTAAATCTTATTTTACTGGTTCAACAGAACTTCTATATGTTCCAACTACGATAGAAGCAGAAGTATATTTTCCATTATTGCAATTAAATTTTGATGATTCATATAAAAGTGAAATATTAAATTCATCTTTATTTGGTATGCACACTGCAATTAATAATGCAGATGACTTAACTTGGAATACAAATGATTATGCTAATTTTCAAGTTGTTAGTAATAAATTAGATTACTTATCTAAAGGTGCATACTTTTCTTTAAGTTCATCAAACCCCTATCCAATACCGCTATTAACATCTTCATATTATTATGATGTATATGATAATACAAAGTGGAATTTTAGCGTTACACTAAAACCAACAAAAGAATTTAATAACTTTATATCTGGAAGCGTAATAACATCAAGCACTTCAACGACACCAGATATAAATTATGAAATAATATTCTCTGGCTATAATCTTATGGCAGATAGTGTTGTTAATGAATTCTCTGTTTCTTCTTCAATTTCTTATAATGTAGCTAAGAATTTTATTTTATCAAATAAAAGATTATATGCTGGTACAGAAAGAACAAACTTTACTGGTTCTGTAATAACCAATTCAGACGTAAGAGTTAGCGATATAAAGTATTGGTTAAAGGATTTGTCTAGAGAAGAACAAATAGCTCATTCAAGAGATTTAGAAAATTATGGTTCTATAAATCCATTATATAATTCGTTCTTTTACAATTTAAGTTCAAGTAATTTTTCTTATATTCAAAATAAAACTTTATTAATGAATTTAAATTTTGAATATGTAACCGCATCAGATTCAAATGGACGTTTCACTGTAATAGATGCTACTTCTGGAAGCTCTACAAATTCTTACAATTACCCAGCTTGGCTGAGTTCCTATGCAAATTCTCATTACACTGCAAGAGGAGATTTCTTCAATACTAATGGCAGTGACGTTGTAGATGTAAATTATGTGGTATCAGCTAGACAAAGACTACCAGAAGTAATTAATAGTTCTGATATGATCAACATCTTAACACAAGATGATGATGTGTTTACTAGAGAGTCAAGACCAGTTAAATATCAAATAAATTTTGAAAAGAGTATGTATCAAACAATTTCTAGCGAAATGCTAAAAATGTTTGCAACAATAAAAGATTTTAATAATTTAATTGGTAATCCAATTTACAAATATAGACAAGAATATAAAGATCTTAATTATTTAAAACAAGTATTTTTTGAAAATGTTGGGAACGAGCCAGATTTAGATAAATATTTAGATTTTTATAAATGGTTTGATTCTTCACTTGGTTCGTTCTTAATTCAGCTTACTCCAGCTTCTGCTGATACATCAAATGGATTATTAAATGTAATTGAAAGTCATATACTTGAACGCAACAAATATCAACACAAATTTCCATCTCTAGAGTTTAGGCAAAATGATTTAGAAGCTGGTGCTATTTCAATCAATAGACACCTTTACAATTGGCGTACTGGTTACAGACCAATTAGTAATCTTGAGAATGAAAATTGTTTTTATTGGAATCAAAGAGCTGAAAGAGCAGTTCCACCAATTTCATCATCAAATGCTAGTGTTAATACTTCAAGAACAAACATTCTCAATGTTTCTTTGCAAGTATTAAACAGGTCTTTTACAACTCCTTATCGTTTTGATATTGAACAATCTAAACAAATTAAAGGCGGTGTAAATTTTGAAGTAAATAAAAATATAGATTTTGCTTCAATTGCTGTTGCGCCACATGGGCCTTTAGATACAGATAGTGTAGTTAATGTTCCAGCAAATTATCTTGTTTCATTAATTGAAAACACATCTTCATTATTGCAAGATTGTAATGATGTAACAAATCCAAATAAAAAAATTAAATATTACTTTAATACAATACAAGGAAGAGATTATATATCATCTTCGCTTGCATATGGTGAAGTACTAAACAGCAAAATAGCATTACCATTTAACGTTGTAAGCGGATCAGATAATAGCGGTTATCAAACTCAAGTATCCAATCAGTTTATGAGTGGTGCAATAATAACCAACATACATAATGATACATATGGTTCTATGAATGAAATATCAATTCAAGGACCATTTACAAATGCTTGGGTTGGTGGTCGTCAATCAAGACACATTAAATTAAACAGCGGAGCAGATAATTATCTCAATAGGCCAGAAGCTTGGAAAATACTTTTAGGAATTGGTAGTTTTACTGGTTCTTATCAAACCGCACTTGGAATAGTTGGAGCAGATTATCCATTCCCAGAAGGTAATCCAGATGATCCTTCTTATCCTGTTCGTACTCATTTAAGAGCTACATATCTTAGAGAAGAAACTGCAAAAAGACCAGTAAATATTAAAAATATTCAATCAACAACCAGTTCTGCCGTATTAGGTAATTATTCTAATACTTATGAAGTTTTGCATACATTTGGTGCTACCTCAAATAATAGAATGCTTGTTGACGCTGTTAATCCATCAAATGCTAGTGAATTCTACAGAATTTTAAGAACAGATACTGATGGAAGAGTAGATTTTGAGTTACCAATAATTCCAAAATCTCAAACTGTTATTAAAAATATATTTTCTGCTCCTGGCGATTACAGAACAAATTCAAGAGGATATTTAAGCAGATACTCAGAAGAAACTTCACCATACAATGTATTACCATTTAGAAATAGAGACATAATTGGTACAGGTAGAGGTAATAGAGATTTAAGAGGTGCAACAAGCGATTCTGTATATGTACCAAATATAGTTTCTGGTTCTTTAAGAGATTACAATAGTTTAGTATGTTATTATTCTGAATTTGGTGGTACTGTTTCTGGGTCTAGTGGACAACTTCCCTCAATACACAAAGTAAATAGAAATACATTATTTACAGTAGCATACTCTGGCTCAACCATAGTTAGAAAACTTGATTATGACAATGGATTTATATCACATGCAATACCACAATCTGACGAAGGTTATTCTTGGATTACTGCATCTTTAGCAACAAATACTTCTAGAAGATCAGTGTTTGCTGCTGGTGGTAGATTAGGTCCACCACGTTTATTTAGTAGATTCACTACCGCATCTGGAAGCACTTCTGAATTTATAGTTAATACATTTGTATCTTCAAGTGGTATAGGATCGTATTTTGATACAATTGGCTTAAATGGTAGAATGTTTCCAGAAGATATTGCTGATATTTCTCTTGGCGGCAAATCACAGTTTATACCAATTGATTTTGTTGGTTTAAATACTTTAGTCTATGAGACTTCTTCATACACTACTTTGGGTCAAACCGTAACTGATTACGCTATATTTGTTAATGCAACTTTTGTCGATACAGTAGCACCAAACAAAAATGCTGTGTTTACTGCACTGCTACAACATAGAGGCGGTTCATATGGTTACCCAATATTCAAGCAATTAAGAGTTGGAGAACACAGAGTAGCTAGAAACATTAAAGAAGATAATTATATATCTATAGATAAAGGAAGAAATCTTAGAACCTCTTTTGGATCAAGACCAGTATTTTATGAATTAGGTGTACAATTATTTAAAGAGCCAACATTAGAGTTAAACTCTTTACCACTCATAATTAATATAAAAGATGTTAATCTACCAAACGAAGAGAATAATATAAAATTAAAAATTAGTTATGAAAATATAATTAAAAATTTCTCAAATACTGATTTAAATAGTGTTCTAAATTTGCCTAGATTTAAAAATGAAGTTACAATTTATGATACAATATTAACTTTACAAAATTTAGATAATACTAGATATATAATTGATAATGTTGAATATCAAACAGTAATATTACCAAATCCACAAAATATTACATTTGAAACTAACAGAGAAAGAACTTCATTTAATTTTAATTGGAAAAATACAAGAGAAAATAGAAGAAGATCAAACGTAAATAATATATTTTAGGGAGCAATATGAGCATAATTATAGCAAGTCAGAGTGTTTGGCCGTTAGATGGAAGATATAATTTTACCAGCACAACACCAACAACTGGTTCTTCACTTGGGGAAGGACTGTTGCAGAATAATTATTCTTTTTTAACAAGCTCTGGTTTAAGCAATTTTACTTCTTCTATTGCCTATTTTTACAAACATACTCTTCCATCAAGAATAAGTATTAAATCTAAATCTGGATTATCAAGTATTGTAACATCTTCAACCAGTTTACCAACAGATCTTATGTTTAACAATTCTGCAAACTGGGATGTTGCTGATCAAGCTGGTAAGGGTCCATATTATGATTCATACGAAGAATGGCTAGGTGAAGCAAAATATGCAACAAAAGATTTCTCTATATTACCAGAGTATAAAATAAGTGATGCTGGTTTAAGATTTTATAACGATAATACAATTGATTTAACAGAAGGAGATGAATCATTTCTTTCTATTACAGGTGCTTACTACAGCAGTTCAATAGAACAAAATTTCTATGAAACATATGCTCATTCTGAAAACAACGAAAAACTTTTACAAATAATTAAACAACTTCCAAATCGAGTTGGAAAAATTGATATTAGTATAGATGCACTAATAAAATTTAATCCATATGAAGGATTTTATCCTGTAGAGCGGACAATACAATTAGCATCATTATTCTCTTCTTCTTATGCAGATGATTTTAGTTATTCTAAAAATGGTGTTACTACAACTTCTTCAGTAGAGAAAAAAGCTTTATTAGGAAAAGCTATACAACCATTTTATGCTCCTGGCATAATGTATAATACTATAAAATCTGGTATCGCTGTTGATTATCCATTAATATCTTCTAGCTTTTCTTATAATACTTCACCAAGATATTATGATGGAGTAGATGAGAAAAATTATTTAATTACAAAAGATAGGTTTGATTATAGATTGCCATTTGATGCAATAGTTTACCCAGAACAATATTATGATTCAGCAGTAGATATGAATCCAAATCCATCTGGTAATTTTGGTTATACTGCTTCTTTTATAGATGTTAGAGGTAATACATATTATTCTCAAGCAGTTTCTAACTTCCTTGGAGAAGTAGAAAATTTTTATGTAGCAAAAAATAGAATAATAATAAGACCAAATACTATAGGTACTAGTGGATTTGTTGGTGGAGATGCTGTAAGCAAAATTAATATTGATAGTAATAAAATAGGAAAAACATATTCTGCTTTAATACAACTTTATAAAACAACTGATTATAACGTTAGACCATCACCAGTAAGATTAAGAACCAATACTTCTTCTGCTCCAACACCACAAAGTTTTGATGAAGAAAGTATAACAATGTATTCTTCACCCTCTGCATTTGGTCCACCTTGTGGCGGCGGTCATAATAACAACAACATTAGTGGTGTTATTGATGCTTGTAATGGATACAATTCTCCATTTACACCACCATATTATGATGGAGCAGCATGGGCATTTATAGATTTTACTCCCTTAGCTGCTGGCACATATACTATGTCAGATATTTTAAACTCTTCCAGTATAACTTATTTGAGATATGAATTTGTTTCAGCAAGTATTTCAGATGGTTTTGGTTATTACTATGGAAACAGTATAACTAAAGATGAACCACAAGGATGGAATAATATAAATGAAAATGCTATGCAACTTGATTCTTCTGTTAGAATTTACGAATCTAACGATACTTGGATAATAGAAAGTAAATTTGAAACACCTATTTTGAATTTTGATCCAAATTTTACAGATAATAGTCCATCTATAACACTAAAAGGTGATATACCAACTGATTCTTTAGTACCAAGAGGAATGTGGCACCAATATGGTAAAAAATCATCCGATGATCAAGGAATTTTTATAAAAATATCTGATATACCAAATTCATATAAAAAATATGGAAGTAGAAGTTCTGTTAGAGTAACTGGTACTGTTTATGCGGCTCCTTCATTGACAGGTTCTTTGCTTACAGAAATATTAAGATTTGATGGTAATAAGAAAATAAAATTAGGAAATGTAAGACCACAGAAGGTACTTTCAGAAGCAGTTGTTGCTGTTCCTTTTACTATTAAAAATAATAAAAGAGAATTTTTTACTATTCCTTTACATTATCAAGTCCCATCAGAACTTATAAAATTTGATAATGGAAATGGTTCTTGGGCATCTGATGAAACAAAAAAGAACTTTCAAGATTGTTCGTCAATTATAACAAAACAAAAAAATCTAATGGATAGATATGCATTACCACCACATCTTAATTGGTTAAAATATGATGTTCCAAAATATTTAATGTTTTTAACTGAAGTAAATGAGACAGTTGATGAACAAGATCTTATAGATATGTGGCAAAACATTTTGCCATCGATAGGAACATTAGAAAATTGGAAACTTAAAAATATTGAATTTAAAAATATTCCTATTCAATTGTTTAACGATAGGTTACCAAACTATATAGCACAACCAATATATGGTACAGAAACAAACGACGTAGGTAATTCATCAATTGGAGGCATAGATAATACTTTTAATCAAGAACAGCAAGTTGTTGTAGATACAATAGATACTGAATATATAATTGGTGACTCTGCTTTGATAGATTATACAATGTTAGATAAAATTGATAATCTACAATGGTTAATATTTAAAGTAAAGAAACTAAGCAAATCTGACTATTCTGCTGCAACAACCCCACAAGAACAAGCTAGAGGTTATGGCGGCGGCGGTGGTGCACCTGTTTCTAACACACTAAAGTATCATAATTGGCCTTATGATTATTTTTCATTAATTGAGAGTGCAAAAATTAAAATTAAATACAAGAACTAATTATTTTACAGGAAATTTATAAATGTCTTTCTTTAACTCAAAAGAAGAAGTTCTTGATATTCAGTTAACTCAATATGGAAAACTTTTATATTCTAAAGCAAAGTTCAAACCAATGTACTATGCTTTTTTTGACGATGATGTAATTTATGATTCACAGTATACAAACAATACAGAATCACAAAATTTAATAGAAGCTAGAATACAAGAAGAAACGCCATATATAAAAACAATATCTTCTTTAGTAGGATGTGAAACAAACCTTCAAAGCTTAAACGAAGAAATATATAATAAAAATAATATTTTTAATTTTACTAAAATATTAGGAACTTCTGACTTAGATTATAACTATGCTGCATCTTGGAGCATAAATTTATTAAAAGGAACTATAAAAGATTTTAAAAATTATTTTACTGGTTCTAACAACCTAAACGTTAATGTTCCTCAAATAGATACTTCTGTTGTCTATGAAACTAGTGTTGTTGATGATTTTGTAACTTTAAGAGGAAGAATTACAAATAGCAACGTTCTTACTGTAGAAGAATATAATTTATTATTAAATTCACCTAATGGATTTTTTAATGCTGTTGAAGCAAGCAAAGAACTAATAATCAACGAAAAAAGAGATCAAAAAAATTATAATAACTTTGACTTATCTGATATATTTGCTGATGGCTCTGCTATATTAGTAGAGCAAAAAACACTATTAGTTGATATTGGTGAACTGTATACGCAATTAGATAATGATATGTTTGAGATAGAAGTATTTCGCTACGATAAAGATTCGGAAGGGCAAGATGTTTTAACTAAATTGTTTTTTAAACACAAAGCACCTTCAATAGTCAATAACATACTAATGGATGAAACCTCAGAAAACTATTTTTTATTAGATAATTCCTATGTAGAATATTATTTTGATGTTTTTGCAGATAACGAAATAGATAATGAAACTGTTTGTAACTTTATCAGTCCAACACAAAACAGTAGAAACACAATGGTTTCTGTTGTTGCTTGCGATGAAACTATTAATCAGAAAACAACAAATAGTTTATATGCTACAGCAGCAAAACCAAACGGAGATAATTGTTAAAAATGTTTGCACCATCCATAAAATTTACTAATATATTGATAGAAAATGGTGGCAAACCTTTAGTTGTTTCTAACCCTCACATTGATTCTGATGCTGAGACAACAACAAATACTGGTTCTCAAAATTTATATAAATTAACTATAAAATTCTCAATACTTGATCAATATAATGATAGTGGTGTTGCTTCTTGGATAGAAGATGAAGATGTTAGAAAATATATAAAATATAGTATATCTTACTATAAATCAAATGGAAGAATAACTACAAAATTAAATTCTATATTTGAAAACACAAACTTTGATTTAATTAGTTATTTAAAATATGATTCTAATGGAAATAGATATTATGAATATCCAATAACATATAAAATTGATGATTTTGTAAAAAATATTCAAACACAAACAATAACAATAATACCATATTTTGATTTAAAAAATTATGTATTAGATAAAGGTTTGCCAAACAATAATATTACAAATGAATTTGGTAGATCATTGATTGTAGAAGTTATTAGAAACTTTAATATTGTAAACTCTCAAAATATTATAAATAATTCAATTCTAGAAGATATAGTTAAAGTACCAATAAATACTTATTTTGTTAATTCATTAGAAAATCAATTAATTTCAATTATCGAATCAAACAAAACAAATAAAGATATATCACCATATTTTACAAATTTATTTATTTCTAAAGATGAATCAAATAAAAATCATATTTTATTTGGTATTGATAAAAAAAGAATAATAAGAACAAAATCACAAATAGGAAATTATGTTGATTCAATCGTTAATTCTACTGCTCTAAGAGAAGCTATTATAAATAATATTTTTATTAAAGATATTAAAATATTTAAAAATCAAGTTAAAAAAATTAATAGTATAAATAAACTAGAAGAAGTAACAGATGATTACGTTGTTGTTGAAAATTCACAACAAAAAATAATTGAATTAAATGATAGTAACCAAGTCAATTTATTTATTGATTCAGATCTTACTTATTATAATTTCATTGATGACGATGAAAGCAATGCAGAAAATAGTAGTTTTCAATACTCAATATATATAACTATTCAAGATTCTTTTAATGAAGTTCTTTATCAATTATATAACAATTTATTAAATGATATAAAAGTTTTAGAAAATTACTATAATTTAATATCAATACCTTATGCAAGCTCAGATAGTTTAACTGTCATTAACCCACATATAGACTCTAGTTCTGAAACTTCTATTAGAACACGCTCTGTTGGTTACTATGATCTTAAGACAAATACATTTAAAAATGTAACTTCTGATCTTATACCAAATCTTGAACAAATATCGTTGAATTTTTCTTCTTTATATTTTATGGTTTTCTCTTTAAATAAATCTATAATATTAGATGTTCTTGTTTATTCTTTGGCCCTTAAAGAAGAATTGGTAAAATCTTTATTTGTAAGTTCAACAGATGAACCAAGTTCAACATTATATGTGGTTTCTAAAACTATAGAATTGATAAAATCTTTTTCTTCAATAGTTGAAAGAACTTTTAAATTTAAATCTGTAGATATAGATAGCGAAACTTCATCCTTTTCTACTATTAAAATTGGAAGTTCCACTAACAATATTATAGAATTAAATTATGTGTTTCAAGATATTGTAACAAATAATTATTTTAATAATTTTAAAAGAAATAAATTTTTACTTATCGAGCCTAGCTATGTAGATAATTATCCTTCCATTAATTCTTCAAAATTATCAAATTATTTATCTACAACAGCAGGTAATTTGCAACCAATACTTGATTCAAATTTAAACATAATATATGATAATTTTATTAATTTAAGTAATTCAACAAACATAGACAGTAAAGAGTTTAGATTACTTGTATCTTTTTTTAATAATTATTTAATATACTTAAATAAAAATTTAACAAATATTGATTTTGATTTAAGTGAAGAATATAATTTAACCTCTACAAGAGGAGAATTTTTAAAACCATACAAGTCTTTAGTATTGGATGTTCTACAAAAAAATAGTTTAAATGTAGAATCATTTAAAATTAATAAAATATTAGAAGTCACCAGAAACCCTGTACCAGAGCCATCGTTTACACAAACAGACCCTTTAACTTACTCTATACCAACTCCAAGAGAAACATTTGTAAATTCTTCACCAGTATTTGACATAGAATTGGATAATAAAAAACGCGAATCAATTGAAAAATTATTAAATTATGTACTATCTTCTTACAACGATAACCAAGTCTTGACAATAGATTATAAACAATATGCCAAAAAAGATACTGATTTAAGTAATTTTTATAACTTCTATATACCAAAATATCAAATAACATATCTTGAAAACTTTGGAAATTCTATAAAAGATAATAATTGGACTTCTTTAAACCAAACTACATTTGCCAATATTCCATTACGATCTAGAGTGTTGTGCAGATTTGAACCTATATTGAATCAACTATCTTATGAAGTAAAAAATGTTATAAACAATTTGCAAATTCCATATATGTATTTTATATTGTTTAAAGATAATACTCAATTTGGCTCAACAACATCTTCTTTGTTAAATGAAAGATTAGGAAATTTTATAACTCCGCAAGAACGCAACGGCCCAGAAATAAATATGAATAATGAATTTATACAAGATAGAAATAATCAAACATATACGGAAAGAGAATCACAGTTTCCAAATCCTTCAAATAATGCTCCATTTGTAGAAGTACAAATAACAGCAGAACGTGAACCAAGATATTCTTTAGCAACAACTAGACCAAGGATCACTAGAAGGTAAAATATGAGTTATTCAATATCTAAAATAAATTATTATATAAATAAAGTTTCTTTTGGTAATAACCAAACTACAAGAAACAACACTGATTTTGGTATATACACACCATCAACAGAAGATACTAGCAGTTTACCTTTATCAGAAATATTAGTCGGACCACAAGTAGTATTCGCGGAACCATCAGTAACTGTAACGGTTGGCCCAGTTACAAGCAACCAATCTGGAGCACCAACAGGCAGTCCATTAAATGGACCAAGTTCTGTATTAGAGCAACAAAACATATTGAATAATAACAACGCTAGAGGACCAACAGGTAGTCCTTTGAATACACCAAATTCAGTATTAGAGCAACAAAATATATTGCCACAAGAAACTGTAGAAAGTAATGTAGCAAATATATTTTCTAACGTAAGAACAAGCAGGGCTAGAGAAGCAGTAAGAAACGCTCAACAAGCAGCAGAAAGAGCCTCAACAAATAATTTCGGAAGAGGTAATAGAAGATAATGGCAACACTACAAGAAATAGCTAATAAAGTAGTTGAAATAGGATTATCTGGAGATATTGATCCAATACGCTCTATCAAAGGAAAGTATAGGACAATAGATGAAAATAATAATTTAATTAATTTTCAGACTGAAGATCTGGCATCAAAACTTTTTAATATATCAATATCTGACCCCGTAGAAGTGCCAATGTCTGGTACTCTGTTCACCAATCAAAGCACTTTCAAAGTTAATAAAGAATTAGTATTCTTAACGTTTAATAACTCAAATATTTCAGAATTTCTTAGATCAATAGGAATAAATGTAACTAGAGTTTTGGTAGAAGATTTTAAAGAAAAATTAAAATTAGCTATGTTAAACAAAATTGCTACCATAGATCTTTTTATTCCTCAAATAAATCCAAAAATATTTGAAGAATATTCGTTTGATTATAAAACACCATATTCAAAAACAGAACAAGAAATATATAATTTTGGTCTTTGTGATTTCTATGATGTTAATTCAAACTATAACTTTTATGAAAAACAATATGAAAATTCTTTACCAAGTGTAAATGAAAAAATATTACCTAATCTTTATTTAACTCAAAAAACTAGTAGTTTTGCTACTCAACATAGTCAATTAGAAGTTCCTGGGTTTGCTGGGCCTGTGGCTTTGGTATCGGACTCTGACTTTACGAATGGATCTTATTTTGATTCTTGGGCATCTCAAGTAGACCCCTATATTAGTATATATCAATCTGTATACAACAAAACTATAAATCAAGTAAATTATTTTGCAATAAACAATGATTTTAATTTTTTAGCTGACAACGATAATCGTAGAGAAAATTTTCCATTTTATAACAAAGTAAACTTTACTACAGATTTTGGCGATGTTGGTATTAACTCTTTAATCTATGATTTAAATATTAATTGCTCTTTTATTAACACATGCTTAAAAGAAGGAATTAATACAGTTTTAACATTTGGTAATGGATCTCTTGGAGGACAATTAGAAAGATCTATAAACATTGTACAAGATAGTAATGTATCTTTTGATAATAATAATATTCCTCAAATAACTTACAGTTATGTAAAGAATGATTTTATTGGTTTAGAATTAGATTTTATGAATGTATTATCTTCTTCAATCTTTGATGGAAGTAGACCAACTGTGCCTATAGCAAATGGCACAACAACAGAACAAATACCTGTAATTACATATCTAGACGAATGTTCAGACACTAATCAAAGTATTGCTGCTAAAACATTAAACTGGATATTGTCAAAAATTGAAGTAGGACAATTGGTAAACCCACATTTCAGAAACTATAAACAAATATATAATGGTGATTTAACAAAAAATGAAACAACAATTTACAGTGTAAGAAAGCTATTAAATGGTGTAGTTCCAGTTCAGTCTTTATTGTTTATGAATCCTTTAGAAGTAAAAAATTTCTTATATTATGATACACAAATAAAATACAATCAAAACTATACTTATGAAGTAGATGCATATCAAGTTGTAATAGGTACTAACTATTACTTTGATGATTATGTATCAGAAGAAAATTTACTTATACTAGGTTGTTATTCAACTCCAACAATAAAAATAATACAAACAAAATATTTTAATAAAAATGTAATAGTTTGTGATTCCCCTCCTGTTCCATTGGATGTACAATTTATTCCTTATTTTGGAATAAATAACAAAATTTCATTTTATATGAATAATCAAGTTGCAAGACAAATTGCAGATCCAATTAAAATTTTTAATGAAGATCAACAATTTATAGATATTGCTAGAAGATCACAACAAAAATTAACAGGACCAATTTTGTTTGAAACAGATGATACAACAACATTCTTTCAGATTTTAAAGTTAGAAACTAAGCCATCATCATATAGTGATTTTAAAAATGCAAGTATTACAAATGTTGCTCTGCTATCTGGTTCTTTCTCAGAAAGTTATTTAGAAACTATACAGCCAAATAAGTATTATTATTACACATTTAGAACTGTAGATGTTCATAATCTAATATCTAATCCAACAGCAGTATATGAAATTAAATTAATTGATGATGCTGGTGCTGTTTATCCAGAAATAAACGTTATAAATGAATTTGGTGAAATAAGAAAAAAAGAACCATATAAAATGCTTAAAAAATATTTACATATAGTTCCTTCAATACAACAATCCTATATTGACACAGAAGATGAGTCTGAGAGTGCAAAAAATATTACAAATGTAAAGCTTGGAATTGCTGATGATACTATATGGAATAAGAAGTTTAAAATAAGATTGCGCTCCAAAGCTACTGGAAAATTAGTAGATTTTAATATTGATTTTTTGAAAAATAAAATTAATTAGAATATTTATATAAATACACTATTTATGAAAGAGGTAATAACATGGGTTTCTTAGATAATAGCGGCGATATTATATTAGACGCAGTATTAACAGATGCTGGTAGAGCAAGACTAGCAAGAGCAGATGGTTCTTTTCAAATAGCAAAATTTGCATTTGGAGATGATGAAATTAATTATGGTTCTTATAACAAGAATCACCCATCTGGTTCAGCATATTATGATTTAGATATTCTACAAACCCCTGTCTTTGAAGCTTTTACCAATAATACATCAATTTTGAAATACAAGCTTCAATCAATCTCAAGAACAAATTTACTTTATTTACCAGTATTAAAACTAAATACCGTAAACGATGGTGGTTCTAACGATTATACGGCTGATCGTTCATCAAACAATTATGTTGTTGCTTGTGACGAAGTTACAGAAACTTCTTTTGGTACAACAGAGGGTGTAATAAAAGGAGTATCAGTATCTTCAAAATATATTGTTGTTGATCAAGGTTTAGATACAAATGAGATATCTAGAACCTTTACTATAGATTCAGACTTAAAAGAAACACAATATTTAATAGAAATTGATAATAGATTTGGTTCAATAATATACAATTCAACATTAGCTACTTTGTCTTTTATTGATGATGATAATGTTGCAAGCTATTATTTATCAACTGCCGATTCACCATTCGTCACATCAATTTCATTACCTTCGTCAACCAATCAAAATAGTTCAATTTTAGGACCAGTTGGAACAAGATTAAAATTTGCTATTAGAGCTTCACTTGATCTTAATAGTAGCACATTTTTATTTACACAATTAGGTACAGTTTCTGGACCTGGAGTATTACTTGGTACTGGCACTGATTCTTATTATGTAATATCAACTAATATAAAAGTCACTGGGGTTACCACTGGTTATTCAATAAATATTCCAGTTAGATTTGCAAAGAAAATAGTAGTATAATAAAAACAAGGATATAAACATGGCGACAACTTTTAAAACATTATCAACATCAGATGTAACAAGTACAAAAACTTTACTTCATGAGGTAATTCCACTTACTGGAACCATAGTGTCTGGTACTTACTCAGATAATAATATTAAGAACTATTCGCATGGATTGTTCCAAAGTGTATATGATTATCCTTATTTAAGCTCCTCTGCAAATCACATATTTGATATAACGGTAGGCTATTCTTCAGCTAATTCTTTATCAAGTTCTACAAATACACAAAATTCTAAAAAAATAAACATTTATAATCAAATGGCACAAGTTTTGGTTGGACACGATGTAACTGGAACTATCATGGCATTTGACCAAAATGGTGATATTACTAGCGGTGAAACTAAATTTAGAGAATGTTATTTTATGTCTTTTGCTAGATTACTTGCAAAAGATGAAATTAAAAAAGGCTCTTTTACTTTAACATTAGGTACTGGATCTTCTACTACACCATTTGCTGGAACTAAAACATTATCTGATTATAATGCAGCAAATGCTTTCAAAGTCAATTCACCAGCAGGAGAATATGGTCTACTATACACATCTTCTGCTGACGCTGGAACAACTTCATTGGCCGTTGGTCATGTTTACTACCAAGCTGGTATTGCCGTCCTTACAGCCTCTGTATTTGAAAGTGCCAATTTTAGCGGATCATTCTCTAGAACTGATTCCCTTACTGGCTCTACCATACAACAGTTATCAGACACACTCAGAAAAAGAATTCAAAATGTTCAATTTAACAACACTACAGAATTAAACTCAACAATTTATTTCTGTCGCGCTTCTCATAATGAGTTTAATTATTCTTCTAATCCAACATATCTTTCTTCAAGTAAGATTGTTGTAAAGAATACTTCAACAGATTCTCCAGTTTCTTACATAACAACTGTTGGTTTATATTCTGCTGATAATGAACTTTTAGCTGTAGCAAAACTTTCTGAACCTTTAAGAAAAGATCCAACAAACGAACTTACAGTAAGAGTAAGATTAGACTACTAATGATATGTCAATATATAAATTTAAAAATTCAGATATTTTATTAAATTATGTAAAAACTTATCCACAAAACAATTTTTTTATTTATAATTCTAAAGCATACTATAACTATAAACCACAAATCAGTGGTGCTTTTACTAGTTCAATAACGTGTGTAGAACCTGGATTTGTGAGTCTGTATGAGTTAAATATAGATAGAAATGAAACACAAACTGGTTTTATATATCCATTTATAACAAAAAATGGTACGTTAAGTTCATTTAAAACAGTAACAACAACCGAGTTTGATAGTGAATTTGATTATGGTGATACAATTACTGGCTCTTATCCTTTGTCTTCTAGTTTGTATAGAAACTACTATCAAATTGGACAGTCTAGACCGCACATAAACTCATTAGAAAATACTTTAAATTATTATAAGAATATTTCTACTCATTATTCTTATTCTTCTTCTTTAGGAAATAAAGCTAATCAAGAATTAACTTTAATAAGTATACCATCAATATTTTTTGGAAAACAAATAAAAAAGCGTTCTGTAAAATTAGATTTTTATATTACTGGTTCTTTAATAGGAACTTTAGAAGATAAAAATGCAAATGGTGAATTAATTCAAACAGCTCCTTATGGTTCAACTGGGTCTGGTTCTACTGCTGGTGTTGTATTATACAACGAAGGTTTTATTATCTTAACTGGCTCTTGGAAGCTTGAAAATGGTATAGCTAGAGATTATATTAGTGATACAGATAATCTTTTAACATCTTCTTGGATATATTTTGGAAATGGAATAAATGGTGATATAAAGACCCAAGCAGGTAGTTTGTCAGATGTATCTTATAATTTATATTTTGAAGGAACACACACTATTCCAACAATAACTTTATTTGCACACGCACCAAGAGGAGAGTTGAATCATTCAAACAATCCAACTTATATAAAGTATTCTACTTCTAGTTCGTTTGCAACAAGTTCTACTTCTTTTGTTGAAAGTAATGTTTTAGAAATTAAAAACACAGTTTACTCACAGTATGACGAACCAACTGGATCTTTTCAAAAACAAACATTTATAAGTAAAGTTGGAATATACGATGAAAATAAAAATCTTATAGGTATTGCAAAATTAGCTAAACCAGTTAAAAAGACTGAAGAAAGAGACTTAACTTTTAAACTTAAAATTGATTTGTAGGTAAATATGAAACCTGGAATATTAGGGCTTGATGTAAGTTCTTCCAAAATAGGGATTGCCGTTTTGGGTGAAGATAGAAAGATATTAACATCTGAAGTTATAAAATTAAAATCTGACGATTCATTAGAGAATCGTGCTTTGATGTTAGAAAATAAGTTAGAAAAATTAAAAAAGTTTTATTTTATTGAAGACATATATGTTGAAGAACCATTTATAGCTTTTGGTGGTGGAAAAACAACCGCACAGACTATGGCAACTCTTCAAAGATTTAATGGAATGTGCTGTTATACCGTTTACAGAGTGTTTGATAAATCACCAAATATGGTTCAAGTTAGAAGTGCAAGAAGTAAATTAGGAATTAAAATACCTAAAGGAACTGCACAAAAAGATTCTAAAAAGTACATAATTGAGTATGTCGAAAAGAACCACCCAGAATTTAAATATAATTTAACAGTTCACGGTAATCCACAACCAGGAACAGATGATAGAGCCGATGCAATTGTTATTGCTCTATACGGGCTTGACCAACAAGTTTAACAATGCTATGATTGATTCATGGCAACCAAAACATCACTACTAAGTTCGGCACTCGGAGATTACAGAAAGTCTGGTGACGAACTTCTTTTTTTCTGTCCTTTCTGTCAGCATCATAAAAAGAAACTATCTGTAAATTTAAAAACAAACAACTATAAATGTTGGGTTTGTGATGAACGTGGTCGAAACGTTCGTCGCTTGCTTAAGACTCGTCTATCCTATTCTCAGCTTTATGAATGGGATAAAATTAATAATGTTGTTGATCTAACGCAGCTTGACTCCAGCATTTTTGATGAAGAGCAGGCAGTAGTTGAAGAAATAATTGAACTACCACCAGAATTTATTTCTCTTGCAAACAAAAATGTTCCATTATCTGCACGATTTGCTTTGAAATATCTTTACGACAGAGGCTTCAAAAAAGAAGATGTTGTAATGTGGAAAGCTGGTTGTTGCTTGACAGGCGAGTACAAAAATAGAATTATCATTCCATCTTTCAATGAAAATGGAGATGTGAATTATTTTATTGCTCGTTCATACACAAATGACTTTCCAAAATACATGAATCCAAAAGTATCTAAAGACATTGTATTTAATGAACTTTATCTTGATTGGAACGAAGATATTACAATTGTTGAAGGCGTATTTGACGCGATGAAAGCAATAAATGCAATTCCTCTATTGGGGTCTACACTAAATCAACAATCAAATCTGTTTAGAAAAATTGTTCAATATGACCCAAAAGTCTACATTGCTCTTGACCCAGATGCAGAGAAGAAAGCATCAACACTTATTCAGAACCTCGTTGGTTACGACATTGAGCTTTACAAAATAGACGTTTGCGGTTATGATGATGTAGGTACAATGCCAAAACACGTTTTCTTAAACAGAAAAGAAAGAGCAGAACCAATCGGAGAAGATTGGGTACTAGAGCATAGTTTGCTTGCAATCTAAAGAGGAATAAATGAAAATAGCACATATTAGTGATACTCATGTAAAATTAAATAAATTTCATAAAGAATATAGAGAAGTATTTTCAAAAATTTACTCAATAATAAAAGAGGAAAAAGTAGATTATGTAGTACATACTGGTGATTTGTTTCACAACAAACTGGCTTTATCGCCAGAGGCCGTCAACCTTGCAGCAGAATTTTTACAAAACTTAGCAAATATAGCCCCAACCTATATAATTGCTGGTAACCACGACGCAAACTTGTCTAATAGCGATAGAATGGATGCAATCACACCAGTAGTAAACTTATTAAATCATAAACAACTATTTTACTTAAAAAAGTCTGGTGAAACAAAACTAAAAGACAATTTTACTCTTAATGTTCTTTCGGTATTTGATGAAGAAGGTTGGGTTAAACCTTCTAACTCAGACGCTATTAATATCGCTCTTTATCATGGTTCTGTAAACGGAGTAAAAACAGATACAGGGTTTGTTCTTGAAAAAGCTGACCACGACGTATCAATTTTTGAGGGTCACGATTACGCTTTTCTTGGAGACATTCACAAGACCAACCAAACTCTCGATAATGAAGGAAGAATTCGATACCCAGGATCTACTCTTCAGCAGAATCACGGCGAGACAAATGATAAAGGATTCCTTATTTGGGACATTCAAGATAAGCTCTCATTTGATTGCAGACACGTTGTAATCGATAATCCTAATCCGTTTATCACAGTTGAAATTGAAGAGAACGGAGAGCTTCCCAGCAACGTTTCAATACCTCCTAATGCAAGACTTCGATTGCTTTCTAGAACCAATCTTCCAGCAGAGATTATGAAGAATGTTGGTGACCTAATCAAAGAAAAATGGAAGCCAGAAAGTGTTTCTTTTTTATCCAAGAACGTCGCCAGATCAAAAGAACTAAGGGAAAGTGTAGATGGTATTGAAAAAGAAGATTTGCGTAATGTAAAAGTTCAAGAACAATTAATTGAAGAGTTCCTTGTAAACTACAAAGTACCACCAGAAGTATTAGAGAAAGTATTTGAGATTAACAAAAAGTTTAATACAGAAGTTGAATCAAAAGAAGAAGTTGCACGAAACATTAATTGGAAAGTTGAGTCTTTAGAATGGGATAATCTTTTTAATTATGGTGGCGGCAACAAGATTAATTTTAAGAACCTACAAGGTATTGTTGGAATCTTTGGCAAGAATTATTCTGGCAAGTCTTCAGTGATTGATAGTATCCTTTACGCTCTTTTCAACACAACTTCCAAGAACGAAAAGAAATCATCAAATGTAATCAATACAGCAAAGAAAAATGCTGTTGTAAATCTTAAACTATCAATAGATGATAACGAATACGTTGTTGCTCGTACTTGTGAAAAAACAATCAAGAAAGATGGAACTGAAGAAGCTAAGACAGTTCTAAATTTTATTGGTGACGGTGTTTCGCTTAACGGAGATAGCAGAGTACAAACAGATGCAAACATCAAAAAAATGTTTGGAACTATTGATGATTTTATGCTTACATCAATGTCTTCCCAGCTCGACTCACTTTCATTTATTCGTGAAGGTTCAACAAAACGTAAAGAGATTCTTGGTAGGTTCCTAGACTTGGAAATCTTTGATGCTAAGAATAAATTAGCTAAAGAAGAATCAGCAAGCATCAAGGCGCTTATTAAGAAACTTGAAGCAACAGATTACGATACTCAAATCTTAAAAGCACAAGATGAAATTGATTCAATTAATAATAATACTGAAAGGCTAAAGAACAATGTAAAAGTATCTAATGACACTCTTGCTAGTTTAAAAAGTGAAATTGATTCATTAGAAGGACAACTTAAAAACATTAACGTAGAATCAATTGACATTTCTAAAACAATTGAGAGAAAAGAGTATCTTGAAGCCACGCTAAAGAAAGCTGTTAAAGCAAAAGCAGATAAGACAGCAGAAATAGCAAATAGCAATACTGATTTAGAAAAGATTCTAGAATTTCTCAACGAGTATGACATTGAAAGTCTTAAGAAAACAAAACAAGAGATTGTTGATTACCAAACAAAACTTTCTGCAATTACTCAAGATGTTGGGCTAAACAATAAAGAAACAAAACATCTAAAAGATAAAATTAAATTGCTTGAAGAAGTTCCTTGTGGTACTCAATTCACAACTTGTAAATTTATTAAAGATGCTATTGCTGCTTCTAACAAAATTGAAAGTCAAGAAGAGAAAACAAACAATTTAGTTGAAGAACAAAATAAACTTGGTAATGTTCTACAATCACTAAACCCAGAGACTGTAGAAAACCAAATTGCAAAACATCAGCAACTAACAACTAAGCAAGCTAATCTTGAGAAACAAATTCTTGAATTAAAAGTAGATGTTGAAAAATTCAATACAATCATTTCTAACATCAATAAGGAAATGAATACTGTTAATGATAAGATTGAACAGTACAAGAAAAACGAAGAACTATTCAAACAAGTACAATCACTAACAGAAGATAAATCTGCTAAACAATCACAGCTAAGCAAGTTGGAGAAAGAAGCAAAAGCTGCAAATGATGAATTATTATCATCACACATTAGGTTTGGTTCGTTGAGCGAAAAGATTGTTGGACTCAAATCTTCTAAAGAAGAGTTAGAAAATTATAGAAATGAATTTGCTGCTTATGATTATTTTATGAAAGCAACAAGCTCAAATGGAATCTCATACGAGATTATCAAAAAGAAACTTCCAGTAATTAACGAAGAGATTTCAACAATTCTTTCTAATATTGTAGACTTTCAAGTTTACTTTGAGGATGATGGTTCTAAACTAAACATTATGATTGAGCATCAAAACTCAGAACCAAGACCAATTGAAATGGGTTCGGGTGCAGAGAAATCAATTGCTGCTATGGCTATTAGACTTTCTATGCTTCAAGTATCCAATCTTCCTAAGTCAAATCTATTCATACTTGATGAGCCAGGAACTGCTCTTGATAATGAAAACATGGAAGGATTTATTAGAATACTAGATATGATTAAAAATTATTACGATACTGTTCTTCTTATATCACACATGGATGCTTTGAAAGATGTTGCAGATCAAATTATTACAATTGATAATATTGATGGATTTGCAAAGATTACTATTTAGTATATGGCTTTTATATTACAACATTGGAAATTAATAGCAGGTATAGCATACACAATTGCTATACCTGTTTATTTTAGTATTAAATCTGATAATGCAGTTAAAAATATGGAATCTGCTTTAGATACTTCACAACAGTCTAATCAAAAACAAATAAAAGTTTTACAAGATGCTGTAAAAGATCAAAGAGAAGCATATGATAAAATGTTTAAAGATTATCAAGATAAAGTTAAAAAACTTGAAGAAGACTATCAAAAAGATTTAAAACAAGTTAAAGATAAACAAGCAAAACAACAAAAAGATTTGCAAGAAAGATTTGCTGATCCAAAAGTTGTTGATAAAGAATTAGAAGAAAGGTTTGGACTTAAAAAATGATTATACTATTAATATTAACAAAATTGGCATTTGCACAAGACTATGCACCAATTAAAAAAGGCGAAGTAGCACCATTATCTGGTACTATTCTCGCTCCTTCTGGTATGGCAACTATTATTGCTAAATGTGATGCAGATACTGCTGAAGCAAAATTAAAAGGTAAATATGATTTGGATAAGTTACAAACTGAATGTGACTTAAATGAAGAAAAATTACAATATGATTTAGATTTACAAATTAAAACTAGTGAAGAAATAGTTGCAATAAAAGATAAAGAATTAGAAAAAGCATACGAAATAATAAAATCAACAAGCAAAAATAATACATCACTTTGGATTGGTGTAGGGTTTGCTGCTGGTATTGCTACATCTTTTGGTACTATTTATGCTTATGAAACAATAACAAACGAGTAAAATATGAAAAATAATTTATTTATTTCTCAAGAATATGAGAATAAATTAATAAATTGGATAAAGAATAGTATAAAAAATAAAGTATTTGTTAATGAAAAAACAGCAATAATTCAATTAAGTTATGAATATTCTGGCATTTTAGCTCAAAGATTGGCGCATTTGCTATCAACATATAATAGACCATTGGATATAGAACCAATTAATATTCCATATAAAAATGAATTTAATATTTTTATTAATCCAAATATTATGGATAGTTATGAAAAATTTATTATTGTTGACTCTGGATGTTTGAGTGGTAATAACTTTACTAATGTTTTAAACATATTCTTAAACTATGGAATAAAAAGAGAAAATATATTGCTTGTATGCCAAGGTTGTGATTTGAATTCTAAAATAGTTCCAGATATATGCCCTTTACATTTTGATGGAACTACCGATATGATTCATTTTTGGTGGGAAACAAGAACTAATAAATTTGAGTGATACATGAAAGATCCAAATGAAATTGTAAAAATAGAAAAAGCCATAGCTCAAAAATATGGTGAAGATACAATTGCAAATCCAAAACACTATTGGAACGAAGATAAAGAAAAAGAATATTTGAATCAATTAAAAGAAGTTGCTAAAAAAGAACAACAAAAAGATCAAAAGATTGATGTTGGTGGTCTTTTTATTTCTAAAAAACTACTTAATAAAGACAGCAAAAGAAGTTGTCCAGTTTGTCACATTTATTCTTTTGATCTCAATGATGATTTATATATGAATCGATTTGAATGTTGCAAAAAATGTTACATTCAATGGGTTGAGGGAAGAGAAGAAAGATGGAAAACAGGATGGAGGCCAAATGAAAATAACAGTAAGTCGTGAAGAACTTAAACAAATAATTAAAGAAGAATGGGAACGTGAAATGCTTCTAGAGATGCATGGATCAGAAATGGCACATTCTGCTTTAGGTTCAGATGAAGCAGAAGAATTTGGTTTTGATAATCCACCATCAGATATGCCACAAGGCTATGATGAAACCGTTGAAGGTCAAGATCAAGAATTAGATTATGAAGGTTATATGTCAAAAAGTCAACTTTATAAAATTGGCGAAGCAGCTTTAAAACTGCATGATATGATCCAAGATGGTGATAATCTCCCAGAGTGGATGCAATCTAAAATAGCACAAGCTGAGCAAATGATTCAATCCGCATACAATGCATTTAAATACGATAAAGTAAGAGGGACTGTATAATGGCTACTACTCTTGAAATAATTCAAGGCATCGCACAAGCAGCAGCAAATGCTTATGATGGCTCACACATTGGTAAATACAATGTTGATGGAGAAGAAAAGAAAATAGGACTCCGTAGAGAAGAGGGTGACCCAATCCTTGATTCAAGAGTTATTGATGGTTTTAAAGTCAAGTTTAAAGGAAACAAACTTTGTGTTAATTACCAAAGTGAAATTTCCATGAAAGAAGTTCACAAAGGTGCAAAATTTGAATCTGAAATGGAAGGCGTAATGGCTGATATTATTAAATTCTTAAAGAAAGAATACAAAACAATAACAGGTAACACTCTTTCGTTGAAACCAGTTGGAGAAGTGAACATTTTTGTTCAACCTATTTCAAGATCAAGAACAGACCTTTCTATGTATCAAGAGTTTGAGATAACATCTTTTGATAGCAAAGTTGTTATTGCCGTAGGACTTCCAAGTGAAGATACGACAAGAGAGATTACAAAAAAGTTTCTCTCTATGGGAAGACAAAAAGCTAAGAAACCAGAAAACGACAAAAGACCAGCAGAAAAGAAAAAAGACTAAAATGAAATGGCTGTTTACCGACCAACAAAACAACAAATACAATCTGAGATTTTAAAGTGTGGTAAAGATCCAGTCTATTTTTTAAATACATACGCTAAAATTTCTGATACGCAAAAAGGTCCAATTCCTTTTAGAACATTTGAGTTTCAAGATCAAGTGCTAAAAGATATGAAGGACTATAGATTTAACGTAGTTTTAAAAGCAAGACAGTTAGGTCTTTCTACAATTGTTGCAGGTTACATCGCTTGGTTAATGTTGTTTCACAGAGACAAGAATGTTCTCATTTTAGCAACTAAACTTTTATCAGCATCAAACTTAGTAAAGAAAGTTAAATACATTATTAAGAGTCTACCAGATTGGCTAATGATTGCTGATGTATCTGTAGACAATAGAAACTCATTTGAACTTACAAACGGTTCTCAAATTAAAGCTTCAGCAACTTCTGGCGATGCTGGTCGTTCTGAGGCTCTTTCTTTACTTGTTCTGGACGAAGCAGCCTTCATAGAAAATATGAAAGACCTCTGGACAGGTGTTTATCCTACAATGGCTACTGGTGGTCGCTGTATTGCTATATCAACCCCAAACGGTGTAGGTAACTGGTTTCATCAAACCTATATTGACGCAGAAAGCGGAACAAATGATTTTCATCCAATAAAACTTCATTGGACTGTCCATCCACACAGAGATCAAGCTTGGTTTGAAAAAGAAACTAAAAATCTTTCAAGAAGAGAAATTGCTCAAGAATATGAGTGTTCTTTCAATGCATCTGGTGAAACCGTCATCGAATCAGACGATCTAGAAAGATTGCACTCAACCTGCAAAGATCCAAAGCATAGAACAAACTCAGATAGAAATTATTGGATCTGGAAAGAGTTTAATTCAGATCGTTCTTATGTTCTTGTTGCTGACGTTGCTAGAGGTGATGGTAAAGATAATTCTGTATTTCATATAATTGACATTGATTCATTCGAACAAGTTGCAGAATACCAAGGTAAATTAAGTACAGAAGATTTTGCTAATTTATTAGTAACTGCTGGACGCGAATATGGTAATTGTATGATAGTAGTAGAAAATAATAATCTTGGCTATTCAGTAGTTGAAAAAATTATTGTTTCTAATTATCCAAACATATATTATTCTACAAAAGGTTCTGGTGATTATGTAGATCAAGTAACTGCCGAAGGAACTTTAAATACAGTCCCAGGATTTACAACTTCACACAAATCAAGACCATTAATAATTGCAAAATTAGAAGAATTTATTAGAAACAAATCAGTTACAATTAATTCATTAAGAACAATAAATGAATTAGATACTTTTATTTGGTCACTAGGTAGACCACAAGCAATGCAAGGATACAATGATGATTTAGTAATGTCACTTGCAATTGCGTGTTGGATTAAAGATACAGTATTTCAAACCAACCAAAGAGAACTAGAATATAAGAAAGCTATGTTGACAAGTCTTGTAAAAACTAATACAATGATAGATACTAAAATACCTGGTATGGCTGGCTACAATAAAGACCTATCAATTTCTATAAACGAAGCAAAACAACAATACCAAAATTATTTCTGGGTTTATAAAGGATAAAAATGGCAGAACAAAAATTTAAAAATACAAAAAATGAAGACTCCGAATTATTTAAAAGGTTAACCAAGCTTTTTTCTGGGCCTATAGTTAATTACAATCAGCCAGTTCAAAGTAGATATAGACGTAACCAAATGGACAAGTTTGGTCAAAAATTTACATCTGCTGGTGGATTAGAGTTTAAGAAATCTGCCTATAATCCATACGAAAATTTCTCATCTAAAATGATGGCAAATCAAAATCGTGCTGATAGGTACATTGATTTTGATCAAATGGAATACATGCCAGAGATAGCATCTGCTCTTGATATTTATGCAGATGAAATGACAACATCTAATGAACTTAATAGTATGTTAAATATTAAATGTGCAAACGAAGAAATCAAATCTATTCTTAGCACATTATATAATAAAACTTTAAATCTTGATTCTAATTTATTTAATTGGTGCCGTAATATGTGTAAATATGGTGACCATTATTTATATTTAGATATTGACGAAAGACTAGGTATTAAATCTGCTCTAGGACTTCCAGCAAATCAAATTGAAAGAATGGAAGGTAAAGACCCAACAAATCCAAACTATGTTCAATTTCAATGGAATTCTGGTGGTTTAACTTTTGAAAATTGGCAAGTTGCACATTTTAGAATTCTTGGAAACGATAAATATTCTCCATATGGTACTTCTGTATTAGACTCTGCAAGAAGAATTTGGAGACAATTAACTCTTCTTGAAGACGCAATGATGGCATATCGTATCACAAGATCACCAGAAAGAAAAGTATTTTACATTGATGTTGGAAACGTTCCACCACAAGATGTAGAACAATATATGCAAAAGATTATGACTTCAATGAAGCGTAATCAAATTGTAGATCAAAATACTGGTCGTGTTGATTTACGTTATAATCCTATGTCAGTTGATGAAGATTACTTCATTCCTGTTCGTGGTGGACAAAACAATACAAAGATTGATGCACTTCCAGGTGGTCAATTTGCTTCTGCTATTGAAGACGTAAAATATCTTAGAGATAAGCTTTTTGCTGCTCTTAAAGTTCCTATGTCTTACCTTATTAGAGGCGAAGGTGCAACAGAAGATAAAGCTACTCTTGCACAAAAAGACATTCGTTTTGCAAGAACTATACAAAGACTTCAAAGAGTTGCAGTTGCTGAGTTAGAAAAGATTGGTATCATTCACTTGTTCACACTTGGTTATAGAGGATCGGATTTAATTTCATTCAAACTTTCTTTGAACAATCCATCAAAGATTGCTGCTCTACAAGAACTTGAACATTGGAAAACAAAGTTTGACGTTGCTGGTGCAGCTACTGAAGGAT